GAGGCGAACTGAAATGACAAAAGCCTGGTCGCGAGACCAGGCTTTTGATGTTTGGTGCGCCCGAAGAGATTCGAACTCCTGACCCCTTGGTTCGTAGCCGATTGGGCGGAGGTTAAAAACCTCCGTTGAATCAACTGATTGACGCCGCTTCCCTGTATCACAGGCGCTCGCGCCTGCCCCGCCTAAGTGCCTGATTACACTCAGCGTCACTCCACCAAGTGATACGCTATCGGGACGGCAATATGCATCAATCCTGCGATGAGCTGGGGACCGTTGCCGAACAGTGCTGGGAGCGCTCACTGCTTCCAAAAAACACGCTGGAAGGGAGGAAATAATGAAAAATCGGACGGTCGATCACAATGAGCCTTGCTCCAACGCTCGGATCGTCGATAGCCGTGTCGGACACGCGCCGCCGATCGACGAACACCAGCGGGCTAGGGAGCTAGCTGCTAGGGAACGCGCTCGTTTAATACTGTCGGCTTGCGAGATTGCAGAGGGTGACGAGGAAGCAGAGCGAGGTCAATCCGCAACCTCGAGCAAACAAGACGGCTCGCGATAGGTATGGCGACGAGGCCTGACGGTAAAAGGCAAAAAAAAGCCGCTTCGCCGAGAGGACGAAGCGGCTGCAAGGCGCCAGGGAGGGCGCTGGGAGGAAAAACGAAACTGAAAACGCTGCGACCTTGCCGTCGCGGGCTCTACAGTTTCACGGCTTTCGCCGTGCCCTCGGCAGATTGAGGGCGCGCGTAGGATAGCAGATCAAAAGGCTATCCCCAGGCGCACGCTCAGGTTGGTGCCGGCGGCCGAGTCGGCGTGTCGCATTTGGGCGACGTCCACGCCGATCCGCGCAGCCTTATTGAAAAGCGGCACGTCGCGCTCGAGCCACACGCCTGCAGTTTCGTTGGAAGGTGACCACGAGACGCCGGCGGCCCAGCGCAAAGGCTTGGCGGGTGCCGCTGTCTCGATCGGCACGTCGACCCCGCCTATGATCGTGCCGTCAGGGCTCGACGCGAGCATGCGCCGGCCGCCGTCTGGTTCGCGCACGAGCGACCAGTCAACGGTTACCGGTGGGCACGGGTCGCCGGAATAAAATTTGGAATAATTTGTGGTCGAGTTTGGAGCGTCCCCACTCGCCATGCCGCCGTGAGCGACATCGGAATCCCGATGTCGGGCCGCAGGAAGCACCGTCACCCGCCCCACCCGCTCGACCTTCGCGCCGGCCGGCACCAGGTGCGCGGGCTTCGCCTCGGCATCCGGCTTTCGCTCGAGCACAAGCGAACCGTCGGGCTGGCGCTGTTCGGCGGCCGGCGTTTCGACGACGGGCGCGGGTTGGCCGAGCCACCAGCCGAGCGCGGCCGCGGCGACGAGCGCGGCAATCGCGGCGAGCGCGCCCCACGCGCTACGAGCGGGCATCGGAATACACCTTGAGGACGAAGCCCTGCAGCGCGGCAACGGGCGCGGTGACTGCGGCGATGATGAGGCCGACCTCTGCACCGGTCTTGGCCGTGGTAGTGGCGAAGTCGCGCGCCCACACGAACGACTCCCAGCTCATGACGAGCGTGACGAAGAAGGCGATGCGCCGCACGATCGCGCGGCGGTCGACGAAGTCCCAGAACGCAGTGAGGTAGCGCATCACCGCTCCCACACCCGCCACTCGACCTCGACGCCGAGCGCGTCGTACTGACGGTCGTCGGATCCGATCGCGCAGGAGTGGTGGGTGTAGCGCGCATTGACCCGAACGCGCCGAGACTCGGAACGCCAGGCGCCGACGCGAAATCCCATGTTGCTGGTAAGCCGGTCGTCGACGAGGCTGGCGTCGCACATGGGCGAGAGCTTGCGCGTTTGGTCGAGCCCGGCGTAGACGCTGGCGGCGGTGAGCCAGTCGCCGGCGTAGGACCGCTGAGGCAGGAACGAGAGCACGAGCGCGACGAGGAGGATCAGCGCGGGCGCGAGGATGATCCCACGCAGGATGCCGCGGCGGGTCTCGGTAGCGAAGTAGGCGCGCCACTCCCAGGGCGGGCCGATCTTCCACAGCAGGGCAATGACCACGGCGACGGCCATGATCGCCACGAAAATCAGAGCGTCTTCGAACATTCCCATCCTCCTCAAGAAAACTCGGCCAAGCGGTTGAGCCAGCCGGTGATGAACGCGAGCTGCGAGCGATCGCGGTTGATGATCTGGCCGTAGAGCCGGTAGCGCGCGGCGATGTAGCGTGCGCGCAGGAGCTCGGGATTGAGCCGGTGCACCGCGGCGAGCGTCACAGGACCGATCTCGCCGTCCTGCCGCACGGCGGCCGCCTCCTGCAGCAGCTTCGTGGCGCGGCCGGGGCCGTGGTTCACTGCAGCGTCGAAGTGGATGTCGCGCACGGACGGCGGCAGCTCGTCACAGCGGGAGGATGTCCAGTAGCGTTCGCGGTAGATCTGCACGGCCTCGGCGCGGGTGATACCGCGCACGTCGCGGTGGCTCATGGCGTGAGCCTTGAGCCATTCCGCGTAGGTCGCTTGGGTGATCCCGTAGTTTGTCGGTCCGCCGCGGTCGGATGGGTTGTTCACGTAGCCGCCCTCGCGGGCGAGCACGCGCTCGATCGCGGTGTCAGCGTCCACGGCGCCAGCCCTCCTCGAGAACGTCGATTCGACGTGCCATGTCGCGGTCGCGCGCCACGTTGATCTCCATGTCGCGGCGGGCATCGGACTGCGTGTACTGCGCGGCCTTGAAGTCCGTGACCATGTTGGTGAGGGTGTCCAGCTTCGCCGACTGTGTGGCGGCCCACCACACCCAGCCGCCGGTCTGCAGCAGCAGTGCGATGATGAGTGCGAGCGGGATCTCGCGGCCGACGTGCCATCGTTCGGGGCGGCGGGGATCGGTCATGAAGGCTCCAATAAAAAAGCCGCCCGGGTGGGCGGCTTGGGTTGCGGTGAAGGAGGGGATGACTTACCAGACGATCTCAGGCTCGGCCACGAGTTCGTCAGCCGTGCCGCGCTTGCCGTCCTGCAGGGCTGCCAGGACACAGACGAAAGCGATCAGACCCATTGGATAGCCTCCACTTCTTCAGGGGTTGTTGCGACGTCGAGCTGCGCCTTAAGACTCCACGATTGCTGGTACGCGGCGAGCGTCTGCGCGGCGATGGCGTCTTCGATCGCCTCGAGGTCGGCGAGCGACTCGATAGGCATGTCGACGTTGTCGGCAGTGCGCCACACGGGCGGCAGCGGCTTGCCGGCGTGGGCGCGGCGGATCGCGTTGGACAACAGATCCTGGCTGCGGGCGTCGGCTTGCCATGTATGGCCCAGCGCCGGCACGTCGGCGTAGCACGCGGCGTTGCGGGCGCGGTCTATCAACGGCCGGCGCGAAGCCTTTAGCTCGTCGAGCGACGGACCGGGCTTGGCGACGACGGCGGTGCCGTTCCATTCGTGGGTGTCGGGCGCGGTGTCATCAGGGCAGTCGACCCAGCGCATCGATTCGTGCACCGGGAAGGTTGCGCCGGGCTCGACGATGTCGGCCAGTCGGCCGGCGGCGATGAGGGTTTTTTTCATCAGTAGAACTCCTCGACGATGACGATGCCGGGCGCGCCAGAGCCGCCTGTGCTGCTGCCGCTGCCTGTGCGGTTTGCGCCAGAACCACCAGAACCTTTCGCGACGCCATTCAGGCCATTAGATATTCCAGAGACAGCGCGCGCGCCTCCGCCGAAAATAGAAGCTCCGCCGTAACCGCTAGAAATTGGAAGACTCGACGAGTCGAAGATGCCCATGCCGCCGCTTCCGCCGGTGATATTTGCATCACCACCTGTGCCGACGCCAGCAGCGCTTGAACTTCCCCCGGACGCGCTGCAATGCGCGCCAAAAGAAGAAGCCCCGCCAGAGCCGCCTACCGTTACTGTCTCTGAAGACGCGAGCGAGTCGGCGTCTATTACCTTAATCGCGGCGCCGCCCGCGTAGCCGCCGCCACCAGCGCCGGTTGATGTTGAAATTGATGCGCCGGCGCCGCCGCCGCCAACCACTGTTACAACAACCTTTCTTAGCCCAACAGGCTTCGCGTACGTGCCGCTCGCGGTGAACACGACAAGGTTGTTGTTCCCATCCCGCACGTGCGCGATGTTGTCGCGGATCGCCTTGATGTCGACCGACCGTGCCGGCTTGTTCGGGTCCAGGCTCGCGTCTGGAATATCAGTCCACGTCATTGATCACCCCCACACATATCCATTACTCCCATCGCTGAGCAGGCCGTCGGCGTCGGCCCACCACATGCCAAAAAACTTCTCCGTGTCGGTCGCGCTCGCGTAGTCCGGCGCGGTGTCGGTCATCCAGTAGCCGTATTTGATGTCCGGGTCGAAATCAAACTTGATCGCCTCGACCTTGATCGCCACACCGGGCACTGGTTCGTCCGCGCTGATGACCTGATAGCGCACGCGCTCGATCCCGCCGGTGAAGTCGCAAAAACCCCGATACTCGAGGTCGAACACGTCGCCGACGCCGAGCGCGCGGTCTTTCGGGTCGAGCGAGAAATTCACGAAGCGCGGCGGGTGCCGGTAGCGCGCGAGCAGGCGGTAGGTCAGCATGTCGACGTGCGCTTGCGTTTGCAGCCACGGGGAAAAAATCTCGTACACGCGGCGCTCGCCGTAGAGGTTTTCCGCGTCGAGCCTGGCGTTTGTGCGCCGGTAGTTCTCGCGTTTCTTCGCGTCCTCGGCGGCGTTCCTTTGCAGGAACGACACCCAGACTTCGCTCGCGCGGTACTCGGGGTGGACCTTGATGCTGGTGCCGTTCTGCACCAGGTTCATGTCCTCGGTAATCAGCGGCACCGATCCGAGCACGGGCTTCACTGCGCGGAACTTGACCTCCTGCGCGCGCTCGTCCCACCAGATGTAAAACAGGCACTGCTCCTGCAATTCGCCGAGCAGGTCGGTGACGCCGGTAGGCTTCGACAGCAGGCGCGAGACGACAAGGCCCGAGAGCCATGTGCCGGCCTCGGTCTCCCAGTCGGCATACGGTATCCACGCGGCGGGCACGTTGCCGAAGTCCTCGAGCAGCGATTTCGCCACGGCCCACGGCGCGACGCTGGCCCACTCGATGCACGCCTGCACGGTGTCCTCGGCGCTGTGCTCGTCGGCGGTGCTGCCGTCCTGGCCGCGCGTGCAGCCGGTGAACACGAGGTCGCCGTCGACGTTTGCCGACACCGACGTGTAGCGGATGATTTCTTTCTCGATGCACACCGCGTTGGTCGAATACGCGGTGTATTCGGCGAGCGTGCCGCCGGTGACGGTCAGGGTCGTGGCCGCGGCGGTGATGTCGGCGAGGAGCTTGCCTTTCGAGAGCGCGGGGGCCTGTGCCTTGTCGTTGTCGGCGAGCCGCAGGATGTCGACCCCCTTGAGCGTCACGTTTCCGCGGCTGTCCGGGCCCTCGATCTTGTCGACGATGTAGTTGCGCACCTGCATGGCCGAGAGCGCTTGGCCGACGTACCCTTCGCGCACGCGCATCGACCACTTGACGTGGTAGGGGTTGCGCTTGAGCCACTTGGCCCAGAAGGTGCTGCGCGTGAGCGGATCGTAGCCGCGCTCGTCGACGTAGGGGTCGACGAGGTTGTCGGAATGCGGGTGGTCGACAAAGGTCACGGTGCATTCGGCACGGCGCCCGAGCGGCTTGTCTCGGCCGGTGCGTCCGCCGGGGTTGATGCGTGTGGGGCTGGTGGTCACGCCCTTTACGCTCGGGATCAGGTATTCGCCGGCCGGTAAGTCGGCGTGCGGGTCGACGAACTTAAGCGTGAGCGGCGTTGCGCTCGCGGCGTAGTTCGTCGGATCCTGGCACGTCGCGCGCGTGTTGAAGCAGCGCGTGGTGCCGGTGACGCCGATTCCGGCCTCGCACGGCGCGGTGCCGTAGACGTTGGCGCAGACCTCCTGATCGATCTCGACGACGACGAGCGGGATGCGGCCGAAGACGGCTTCAGGGGCGGTCACTGAATGCCTCCACGCTCAGGCCCACTTCCATGAAGTCTTTGGTGCCGGTGTTGCTCGGGCTGATGTCGTCTTTCGCCCACGCGTAGGCGGTTTCCGCCGGGAAGGTCTTGGGCCGCCACGCGATGAAGAAGGGCCTCGCGCGCGGGTTGGTGGCGACGAACGGATCGAAGTTCGCCCGGTACCAAGCGGCGGTCAGGTTCTTCCACGCGTAGGAGGTGCCGAATCCCTTGCGCTCCTGCGTGGCGCCGAGCCACTGGCCGGACTCCGATAGCACCGGACGCACCGCGGTCACGCGCGCGAGTGTGATCGGCGTGTGGCCACCGTAGATGTTGCGCGGCATGGTGAGCACCTGGCCGAGGTAGACGACGCCCATGGTCGGCGCCGTAGCGCCCGTGACGCGCAGCCGCCAGTAGCGCGCGGACACTGGGGTAATGAGGCCGATGATCGTGGTGTCGTCGCTGGGCGCCATGGTGAGGCGCGTCGTCCACGCCGAGCCGTCGTCTGACGACTCGAGGTACACGGTGCAGCCGTTCGTGCCGAGCGTGTGCGCGGCGATCGCGACGTAATCGACTGACACGGCGGCGCCCGCGTCGCACACGATCTCGGCCGGCATCGCGCTCGGGGTGTAGCGCTCGTAGGTGGCCGGGTTGACGATCGCAGCGAGCGGAAAGCCGGTGGTGCCCGCCGTGCCGGTGAGGTTGGACGACGTGAGGATCGACTTGTAACCGATGCGCGCGGCGTCGTCGGTGAGCGCTGGGGATGCGTGGATGCTCATGTGTCAGCCTGCGAGAAGGACCGTGCCGCCCTTGCGTTGATAGTTGAGCAACTCTTCGGCGAGCGCTGACACGGCGTCGCCGGAAAACAGCGACGACGCGGAAAGGCCCTGCACGGTGAGCGTCCCGCCGGCAGGACCCCCACCGCCGCCGCCGCCGACCGGCGCCGACGCGGCGTTGACCGCGGCGGTGTTGCTGCCGGTCGCCTGCGCGCCGGCGCCGCCGCCGCCGAACGACTGCGAGCGGATCGAATTCACCTGCGCCATGCCCGAGGCAACCGCGGCGGCAGCCGCGGCGACGCCGAGCACGGGGCCGACGTAGGGGATCGACGCCATCGCGGCATACGCGCCGGTCGCTGCCTGGTAGGTGTTGATGACGGCTTGCGCGATCGCCGCGGCCTTGCCGATCTCGAACTGCTTGCGCGACTCGCTGTTCATCAGCGTCGTCATTTGCGACAGCGCGTTCATCATCACGCGCTTGCGGTTGTTGGCTTCGGCCTCGGCGATCTTGGCGCGCGCGGCCGCGGCCTTCTCCTCGACTGCGGTGAGCTCGTCCTCGTGGCGCGCCTTGGTCTCGAGCATGAGCGCGTTCCACGCCTCGTCGGTCAGGAACTTCTGCTCCCAGCCGGCGTTGATCGTTTCGAGCTCGAGCATCTGCTTGTCGAGCAGCAGCTGCATCTCGGTCATGTTCGCTTCGCGCAGGCGCTCGAGGCGGTCGGCGATGTATTCGGCTTCGCGGTCGGCCTTTTCCTTTTGCGCCTTGTCCTCGACTTCGGCGCCACTGCCGCCGCCGCCACCACCACCGGTGAGCGCGGCGACTTCTGCTGCGGCGGCCTTGGCTTCTTCGACGTAGCGCGCGAATTTCTCGCTCGGCATCGGCCGCATCATAATCGCGTCGATTTCTGCGAGGCTGATCTTGGCCGCGTCGAGCGCGGTGCGGTTCTGCTCGGCGACGGTGCGGATCTTCTCGCCCAGGCTCGAGAGCCCCATCGGCTCGATGTCGATGCCGGGCAGCTTGTTCAAAAGCTCGATGAGCTTGTTGGCCGCCCACACCGGGCCGTTGACGACGGCCTCGGCCCATTTCAGCTGCAGGTCGATCAGCGTGCGCACCGCGGTCTCTGCGACGCGCGCGAGGATTTCCCACAGGCGTTTGAGGCTGTCGACCACGTCGAGCAAAAAGCCGAACGCCTTGATGCCGACGCTCGACGACTTGGCGACCGCGGTGCCGACGCCGCCGGCTTCCTCTGCGGCGTCGGTGAACATGCGCATGACGGCGGTGATCGCCGGCGCGAGGTTGATGGTCAACTGCTGGATGACGCCCTCCATCGCCATGCCGACCTTACCGAATTCGTCGGCGGCCTGCTGCACGCGCGCGGCGTCGGCTTCGCTCAAGGCCAGCCCGAAAAGCTCGGCCTCGCGTCGCGCCTGCGACAGCGCGTCGCCACCGATCTGGCTGACAGCGAAGCCGGCCTCCTTGCCGAAGAGCTGCGCGGCGACGGCGGCCTGCTGGGTGACGGGGATGTTCGCGGCGATCGCTTCGTTGATCGACTGGATGCGCTCGTCGAGCGGCATCGCGGCGAGCGCCGACGCCGACAGCCCGAGCTGGTTGAACGTGGCCGCGGCAGCCTTGCTGCCCTGGTCGGCCTGGCCGATGACGACGGCGAGCTTTTTGCCGGCGGTCTCGACCTGCGCCATCGACGCGCCGGAGAGGTCGGCGGCGCGGTTCAGCACGGCGATGCTCGCCGACGTGGTCTTGAGCTGCGCGGCGAGGTCGGCCTGCGCATCGATCGCCTGCATGCCCTTGGCGACGAGGCCGGCGACGATCGCGGCGCCGGCGGCGGCGGCTGCTGCGCCGTAGGTGGCGAACGAACCTGCGCCCGCGCGCACCTTGGCGCCGACGCCGTCGAGGCCGCGGCTGGCTTCGCCGAGGCCCTTGTTGAAGTCGGTGACGTCCGCGCCGATGCGTACGGCGAGATCGCCGATGATGTTCGCCATGCTTATCCATTCGCCTGCTTTTTGGCCTTGCGCTTCAACAGCGCTTCGAGTTTCTTGCCGAACTGCTCGCGCATGATTCCGTCGATCTGCGGACGAACGGCTTCGATCGCGCTGCGCATGAAATGCGTCTCACGAATGCCGGGGTGGTTGCCGTGCGCCTTGGTGCCGTACTCGATGAAGCGCCAGTAGAACGCGTCGTTCGGCGCGCCCTTGCCGGTTTCGATGTAGACGTCGGCGAACGGCTTGCCAGCGTTCTCGCGCGGATTGCCGCGCTTGGCCTTGATCGCCCGCTTGAGCGTGCCGTCGCCGACCGGGGCGGCTGCCGCGGCGCGCTTCCTGACTTCCCGCGCGACGCCGAGGGTGACGCCGCGCATGAGGTTGAACGCCTCGCGCGGGGCGAGCTCGTCGAGCGTCTGCCGCAGTTCGTCGAGGCCATCGATGCGGATGCCGTTAGTGACTGCCATGGGGAGACCTCACAGTTGCTCGTACAGGCTCGCCCACTTGTCGGGCTCGGGCGCGGGCATCTTGGATTCGTACAGCCACCAGAATTCGACCGGGTGCAGCCGCCAGAACTCGGACGGGGCAACCCATCCGGCCCCGACGGCGCCCAGGTACGCGGCCTTTACGAACGCCTGGCGGCCTTGGACTTTCCCGCGGACGTTGCCTGCGGGGCCGGGTCGCGCGCGGGCGGCACCATCATCGCCAACAGCGCGGAGACGGCGGCCGGGATCGTCTCGCCACCGGATCCGGCGAAGAAGGTCGCGTAGACCTCGGCGTCTTCCACGCGCGCGCCGGCGTAGCGGAGCGCAGAGCCGTAGGCCATGGCGATCTTGGCGAGCGGCAATCCGCCCTTTTGCGACGCGCCGTGGATCTCGGACAGGGTGACGATCTCCTCGATGCGCGCGATCAGGCCCATGATCCGGTCGGGCGCGACCGTGTGCTCGGCGCCCTTCCAGGTCAGGGTGACGGGGTCGAAGATGTTCACGTTACGCGCCCGGCGTGTACGTCCACGCGCCCGAGCTCTGCAGGCTCGCGCTGAACGTCATTGCGTCGTTGTACGCGCCGGACTCCTCGAGGCCGGTGAGCACGAAGTTGCCGCTGATGACGTCGCCGGTCGTGACCTGCGTACCGGTCTTGGGGAAATTGAGCGTGACGTCGGTGAGCATCAGCGAGCCCGAGCCGAGCGCGAGCGCGCGCAGGGTGGTGTCCTTGGTCAGCCCCTCGACGCTGATGTCGAGCGCCTCCTGCCCGGTCTCGGCGAGCAGCGTGCGAAAGCCCGTGTCGTCGTCGCTGGTGACGTCGACCGGCTCTCCGGCGTAGCTGAACGATTTGGTGCGCACGCCCGCGAGGACGGTCGAGCCTTTTTTGATCACGAGTTCGCGGCCGATCTTTGCTGCCATGGTGTGTCTCCTTCAGAAATGAAAAAACCCGCCGGAGCGGGTTGGGGTTGAACGGTGAGCCACGGTGCTTATGTCTGCTCGACGATGATGCGGAACGTCTGCACGCCGTGGCGGGTTTCGCCGTCGGCGTCGATGAGGCTGTCGCTGCTGATCCAGTCGGCGGACACCAGCGCGTGGCCGGGCACGGTGAGCGCTTGGCGGTCGAGCGCGTCGAAGATCGCGGCTTGGATTTCCTTTTCCTGCTTGCGGCCGGTGTAGCGCGTCCAGGTATGGACGGTGATGGTGGCGCTGTCGCCGCGCTCGGTGTCGGTGCTCCAGTCGGTGTGGGTGTCTTCGCCGATGGTGACGTACGGGAACTGCAGCGCGTCGGACCCGGTGAGCGGGCGCGGCTGGGCGTCGTAGACGCCTTGCACCAGCGCCATGAGCGCGGCGTTGCCGGTGAGCGCGGAATAGATTGAGCCCTGGATTGCGAGTTCGTAGCCCATGTCAGTCGATCACGTCGCCGCGCTCGCACATGCAGACGACGTGCCGCGCGAGCAGGGCGTCGGGCAGGATGGCGCGGATGTTGTACTGCTGGCCGGCATGGACGATGCGCATGGAAGGCAAGAGGCCGTCGAGTTGGCGCATGACGATCTTGGCCGAGACTTCGGACTGCTGCGCCTCGGCGGAGAAAAACTCGCGGCCGGAGACGGGCAGGATCGCGGCGGGGACGCTGGCGGCGAAGGTTGTCCATCCGGTGTCGACGCCTCCGTAGTCGTCGCGCGTTTCGGCC